CTTTGACGCCTCCTACGTAACAATTGTTACCAAGAATGATCTTGATAAGGCAATGGCCACACTCGGTATTACAACCGTACACCAAGGCCCCCTTATCTGCAATGAAAACAAGATCTCAGCCACTTCCGAATTATTGATTAACGTTGATACTTGCGGAACTGTTCCTATGAATTGCGTAGTAGGACGTGTCAAAAAGAGTAGTTTTATCAAAACACCGATATCTACTTTCTTCCACTCAGAAAGAATTCCAGCAATACTTGATCCATTTGATGATAGGGTTCCCGAAGATACACACCCCCTCCAACACTCCATAAACAAATTTGGACGCGATGTGATTGAACCACTAGATCCCGATCAACTTCGCCATGCTCAACAAGGCGTATGCGAATATCTGAAAGGAAAACTTACCGGACTCGACAAAATACAACCACTAGACATTCTCAGTTCACTGACTGGACTTCGAGAAATAGGTTACGAATCTGTAAATCTTGCCACATCGATGGGTTTACCCTGGATTTTAGATAAATTTCCCGGTAAACTCCCAGGCAAAAGAGAGTATTTTGAATACTCTGTCCTAGATGGACATGTGACTCGCTTGTCACATGAATTCGAATTAGAATTCCAGGAATTTGATGCAAAATTACGACAAGGCATCATTCCCAAAAACTCTCTCTACGTCTTTCCCAAAGATGAACTCCGACCTATAGCGAAGGTCATTGGCCCCCCCATAAAAACACGCTCCATAGATGTAATGAATTTTACACTGACCCTTCTTTGGAGAAAATATATGTTGCCCGTTGAAGCTGCACTGCACAAAGCCGCCAACGGATCAACACAATGTTGCGTCGGAATTAACCCCAGTTCCGTGCACTGGTCAAACCTATACCATTCCCTTAAATCAGTTAACGATGTTGGTTTCGATGCCGACGTAGGTAACTGGGATGGTCATTTCCCTCCCGATCTCTTCCATGCCACAACAGATGTACTCTGTGAATTATCTAATTACCCAATTAATTCACCAGAATGGCTTGCCGTTCGCGGCTTAGCTGATAACGCTCTCTTCGGATTTGAGCAATTTGAAGACATTGTTGTGGGGAAAGAGCGCGGAATGCCCTCTGGCTTTGGAGGCACCGCAATTATAAATACCGTAGGTCATATGATACTATTTTATTACATGTATAGAACTATTTGTATAGAACATAATCTTAAGTCTTTACTTAGCTTTGAATTATATTTACAACACATTTGTGTTCGCTTCTACGGTGATGATGTCATTGCCACTGTTTCGCAAACTCTCCTTGACAAAGATATCAATGCACTCACATTCGTCGATAAATACGAAGAGTTAGGCTGGCCCACTACTGTTGCCAGCAAAACTGGAGTTCCCCAACCGTTTAAACCGTTGGAAGAGTGTACGTTCCTTAAAAGAGTATTTACATTTGATCCCATATTACGATCATCTGTTGTTTACGGAGCGCTTGACACTGGAGTCATTGAAGATCTTTGCTATTGGATGAGAAAAACAGTCGCAATACAATCCCAATTCTATAGCAATTTAAACGATGCTTTGGAATTTGCTTGCTGCCATGGCAGCCAATATTATGATAACCTGCTTTTTAGAATAAATAAAGCTTTAAAACAATACAATTATAATATAATATTAATAAACTATAGTGATATGCGTGAAATTCTTTTAGACCGCTATTACAATTAGGCTTAAGTTAACTTTAGTTAGTAAGTTGAAATTATCCGCTGCCCTCATTTTGAGGTTCAATTGGTCTCGCGGTAATTCTAGTTAGGATAAAATTAGCACTTAGGTAAATCCTGTTGAGAATGAGCAATTTTGGCTATTCTTTTTCTTGGTAAGTTCCAACAGGTCACTGAACAACCATACGTTGATTCCAGCTTTGCGAATCTCCGGCTTGCCTTAATTGGCCGTCCGGAACTAGATTTTCTTAGTGATCGGTAATGTGAAACCAATTGCATACCCGATTTAAATGAGCTTAAGGTATAAAGTCCGATTTCGTTTTCCGACTATTCAGTGC